TATTATACCACCTACTCTTGTGGTACAAAGTCACAGCGAGACAAGTCTACAGACATGTCGTCTCGCCTAGTTCCGCGCCCAGTTGGTCGTCCTGGTAAGTCGACCAAAACCCCGCTTAAAGCCACTCCTGGTGGCGGGGATCGCACGGCTAGGTGTTCTTGCGTGAAGAACGCACACCTAGTGAAGGAAAGTATACGTCTTGGACTTCGTATAATTCGGGCTCGCTTTGCTTTACCGCAAGGCGAACTACCGGAACTCGGTCCGACGGAACTTGACAAGTACCTTCTCTTCCTCCTTGGCGGCCCAGGCCGCCTTCCCACTCCTTTTCCTCGCGCCCAGCACGGCTGGCGTGATGGACTCCCCCACCTCGTACGCCTCGGTCGCAAGCAGCGTTGGATGCTGGCTCAAAGTTGCGCTTCTATGAAGCGAAGCCTGCCATCCCTAGCTTGTTCACGCCATAAACCCAAGTCTGTCAAAGACGAGTGGATGGCTCGACAGTGCGTTGAGGTGCCTCCTACCTCCGACCCCGACTACCTTGCCTTCGCCCGGAAGGTGACAAGAAAGATTTTTACTTTTGGTTGGGACCGGCCCTATTATCACTCGTTCTGCGATTCATTTGCACCGAAAACTTCCTCTCGCTCTGATCGTTCTAAGGCGTCAGAGTGGTGGGCGGAATCGTGCTCTTGGATGCGCTTTCAGAGCGCTGTGAGAAGAGGCCGGCTCCTTGATCGAAAGGGATTTTCTTTTCGGTATGCGGAGGTTCCCACTACAGGGAAGATGCGCCCTATGGGCATTCCCACCCAGGATTGGGATTACCTCGCCCCTCTTCACAAATCGATCTATCAACGGTTGACAAAGGAAAAGTGGTTGATGTGTGGTCCTCCCACTGCTGACCGCATTGCGCGGGTGGCGGTTCATGAATACGGTACATCCGTAGACTTGACCGCCGCGACGGATGGTCTCCGTCTGGACGTGGCAGAAGCAATCCTGGGCGTGATTTGCTCTAAGGCTTCTTCGGTACCCGGTCAAATACGTCTTCTGGCCCATGAATCCCTTCGTCCGACCATGGACGGACGCGAGATTACGCATGGGCAGATGATGGGTACCTACCTGTCTTTCCCTTTGCTGTGCCTCCAGTCCTATATAGCTGCCCGCTGGGCGACTAGGGATCAAGAGGCCGAATTCCTGGTCAACGGCGATGATACTTTTATATCGTCAAGTGACCGATTCGTAAGCAGGGAGGACTATCCCGCCGGCATGGCTCTCAACGATAAGAAAACGATTAGATCAAAGAATGTTGCGGAGCTCAACTCTACGACTTTTCTAAAGAGCGGCCGGCGCTGGGTAGAGGTTGTGCACCTCAGGCGTGGTGCGTACGACGTGTCGTTTGATGGATTAAAACACATTAGCGTTGCCTGTCAAAAGGCAGGAGAGAAATGGGTTTCGGCCTATTTTCGATCCCACGTCGGTTACTCATGGAGAGTCCTTCCCAGCCAGCTGGGTTTCTCCCTCACAAACAGAGACGCGTTTGGCCGAGAGGCACGTCTCAGGAAAACGAAGCACCTCCCCGCGGTGCCTGTGGACGAGAAACCCAGCCTTTCATATAGGCTGGTGCGCAAGGATGAAATCTCGGTGGACGAGCAGATAGCATTTCGTTTGCATCTGTTTGAACACGGTCGAGAGAAAGAAAGTAAGAAGAAGGAATGGACGCGGGCTGATGCTCATCGTTCGTTTTGGACTCCGAAGACTCTTTTTGGTCGGTCGTTACCATCGAGAACGTACAACAGACGCGCTGAGGCGCTTATGGAAAGACAAACAAAGGAGAAACCCGAGTACATGTGCGTCCCGTTGAACTACGAGAGTAGGGAGGATCACGTTTCATGTATAAGGGAGGTAGAGGGAGAGTTTGCGATCACCTGGTGGTAGATCGGGGTACAATCCCGGTAATGAAGTCGCCTGCGAGCTTCGAGTGGTGAAGGTTGGTCCTCACTAGGCCCGACTATGAAGCATGGCACTGAGACTTAGCGCCCCGCAAGGGGAATCGCGGCGCTCACCCGCAAGGGAGGTGAACCACTCAGTGTGCTATCATGTGGAGTAGCGGAAACCGGCGCTTGGATTAGGTAAGTGACACGCGTGCGCGCCTCTGTCAGCCCATTCACCGCTGTTGTGTACAGCTAGACAAGTTACCGAGGGCATATTCCTGTTACGAAAGGAATATTAGCCTCAGGC